AGCGCCGATACCCCCGAAAGGGAAAACAAAGAGACTAGGGTGGTCAACGAAAGGAGAATATGGGAGAAGTAACACAACGCAAAAACGTACCGGTGGACAAGCTGATACCCTATGTGAACAACGCAAAGATCCACTCGGAAGACCAGGTCACACGGATCGCAAGCTCAATCCGGGAATTCGGGTTTTTGAACCCGGTGCTGGTCGATAAGGACTACAACATCATAGCCGGTCACGGAAGAGTGATGGCGGCAAAAAAACTCGAGATGCAAACAGTCCCCTGTTTATTCGTCGAGGGCTTGACCGAGGCGCAGCGCAAGGCGTATATCCTTGCCGACAACAAACTCGGAGAGCTGGCGGATTGGGATATGGAGCTTGTTTCCAGCGAATTGGAAATGCTGCTGGACGACGACTTTGACGTTGACTTGATTGGTTTCACGGAAGATGAACTCCAAAAAATACTAAATCAGGACGACACCGAAGCCGAGGACGACGACTTTGACGTTGACGCTGAACTGGAAAAGCCGACCTTCTCCGAAGCCGGGGATATATGGCTCCTAGGAAGGCACCGATTGATTTGCGGTGACTCAACCGACCAGAACGTGATTGATACGCTGATGGACGGTAAAAAAGCGAACCTGGTCGTCACGGATCCACCGTACAACGTGAACTACGAGGGAAGCGCCGGAAAAATAAAGAACGACAATATGGCATCGGATCAGTTTTATCAATTTCTGTTCGATGCTTTTTCATGTATGGAACAGGCGATGGCAAACGACGCATCGATTTACGTGTTCCATGCCGATACAGAAGGGCTAAACTTCCGTAAGGCGTTTCAGGACGCAGGGTTTTACCTTTCCGGGTGTTGTATATGGGAAAAGCCCTCGCTGGTGCTTGGGCGATCTCCGTACCAGTGGCAGCACGAACCGTGTTTGTACGGTTGGAAAGCAAAAGGCAAACACCAGTGGTACTCCGGAAGGTCAGACACCACGATTTGGAAGTTTGAAAAGCCGAAGAAGAACGCGGATCACCCGACGATGAAGCCGATACCGCTTATCGCCTACCCGATCAAGAACAGCTCGATGACAAATTCAATCGTGCTGGATCCATTCGGCGGATCCGGTTCAACCTTGATCGCCTGCGAGCAGACCGAGCGCATCTGCTGCACGTGTGAATTGGATGAGAAGTACTGCGACGTAATAGTTAACCGCTATATCGAGCAGGTCGGAAGCAGTGCAGACGTATATGTTATCCGAAGCGGTGAAAAAGTGCCATATGCAGACGTTCACGTGGAAGTGTAAAGTACACAACTGCGTGATCGTGTGTTTGTCATATGTGATAATTGCTAAATGTACCTTTGTGAGCGATTAATGTAGTAAAAAGTGAAGGAGGTACACTTATGATGGCACAATTAACCGAAGCAGACATCAAAACGCTAGCCGAGGACACTGATTTAACAATCAGCATGCCGGCCATATCCGATCAGGCGATGGCAAACCTTATAAACATGGTATCGGCAAAGCAGGAGCTTTTGAAGCAGGCGCTTAACACGGACGACCTTTCGATCATTCAGGAAGGCGACACACTCACATTTCCGTGGTTCACCAACGCGACACCGGATGCGATCAACGCCTACATGCTTTTGCTGGTGAGGATGGTTGAGGTTGCGAAGTCCCGGAAGCGCATAACCATGAAAGCGAGGGAAACGGACAACCCGAAGTACTCATTCCGGTGCTTTCTCCTTGGTCTTGGATTTATTGGCGACCAATACAAGCCAGCGCGGAAGATCCTTCTGAAAAACTTTGAAGGATCTGCAGCATTCAAAACCGGATCAAAGGAGGTGGCAAAATGATGAAAACAAGCATTGACACAGCGCTGGAGATTTGGGGCGTGCTTGCCTGCTATAACAGCAAAACCGATTTGATGGTCAATGATCTCTTGGAAGAGATCGCGGGCGAGAAGTACGTCGTTGACGACGACGATCCGATCTACACAACGATTAAGAACCTCTCGGAAGAAGAGCGTCAAGCCTTTATCGAGGGTTGCGAAAAGATAAAAACGCAAATGAAATAATACACAATACTCCCCTGAACTCTTTGGTGGTTTAGTTTTGTACATTCCGTTGCTATTAGTGTGGACTAGAGCGAATATGTACACAACGAAAACGGAACCACCAAGGAGGCAAGTATGAAGAACTACACTTTTATCGACATTCTGAACGACGGACGCGGAAGAACCCTGATCGACAGCATCGAGGAAGCCGAAGATGAGATCAGAGGACGCGGGTCAACCCGGACGACGATAACGAGTTTTGGGTAAGAGCCAGAAGGATGGACATAGCAAATTTGAAGCGCGAATTCGGATTCGATTGGGAAAGAGCCGAATGCGGCAAGATTTGAAGGAGGGGGAGAACAATGACGGAACCTTGGTACATCACATTTTACAACGAGCTGGACGCAGGCTTCGGTTACGATTGCGGAGAGCAGACCTACATGCTGGGGCTGGACAAAGCGGTAGCCAAGTCGATAGCAAGACACCTGAACAAGGTGACACCGGACTTCATAACCTACTACGCACAGGAGGAGCCGACGCGGTACTGGTAAATGAACGAGACCGAGATTAAGGCGCGAGCCGAAGAAGAACAGAAGCGAATTGCCGACCTTTTAAACGAGGTCGGCATTTCTGATAAAAGACAAAAGTTGCTGGAACCGATCATCCTGAACACCGCATGGATGAAGGCCAAGCTGGACGATGCGCGGGAAGCGATCAAAAACAGCAACATCGTAATTACCTACGATAATGGCGGAGGGCAGAAGGGCATAAGAGAAAACCCGCTGTTCAAGGGATATGAGAGCTTGTGGCGCTCGTATATGGCAGGAATGTCAAAGATTCTTGATTCCCTGCCACAAGAAGCAATCGAACAGAGCGTTGAAGTTGAAAAGCCCACGACAATGCTTGAGTTAGTGAGGAATAAACACCGAAAGGACGCATGAAAGGCAGTCAAGAACCTAGGATATCCATTGAGCCGGAGCGCTTCAAGACAGACGGAGCGGATGCGGCTCTTTTGATGTCGGAATACGGATGTGAGCTCGATCCTTGGCAGCAATTGGTTATGGACTGCTGGCTTGGCAAGGGTGAAGACGGAAAATACACGGTAACATCGGCAGGGCTGTCGTTACCGCGCCAGAACGGGAAAAACGTATGTCTGGAAGCCCGGGAGTTTTTCGGGCTGGTTGTCAACGGTGAGAGGATATTACATACAGCGCATCAGGTGAGGACGAGTAAAAAGTCGTTCAGGCGACTTGCTGCGATGTTTACCGACAAAAGACACCCGGAAATCACGGATATCGTAAAGAACATACGATATACCAACGGTGAAGAGAGCATTGAGCTTGATAATGGCGGAACGATTGAGTTCTCCGCCAGATCGAGACAGGCCGCCCGAGGATTTGACGGTATCTCGCTGGTTGTGTTTGATGAAGCACAGGAATTGATGGATGACCAGGTCGAAGCGATCATGGCGACGCTTTCCGCTTCCTCAACCGGCACAAGACAGCTTATATACACCGGAACACCACCATATCCCACGTGCCCGGGAGAGGTTTTCAGACGGAGACGACAGGCAAGTATTACGAATCCGTCAAAACACGATTGCTGGCACGAATGGAGCGTTGAGGCAGACAGTATTGCACAAATAAATGTCAACGACAAGACGCTGTGGTATATGTGCAACCCGGCTCTGGGGATAAGGCTCGAAGAGGAATTCACCGAAGAAGAAATGCGATCCATGAGCCCGGACGGTTTTGCCAGAGAGCGATTGGGTTGGTGGAATCCTATGGAAACGGAAAAGAATGACTATGCTATTCCGGGTGAATTATGGGATAGCTGCAAATCATCCGAGGTTGCACCGGAAGGCAAAACAGCATACGGAGTGAAGTTCTCTCCGGACGGGGCAGAGGTTGCATTATGCGTTGCTGTTATTCCAAAGGAGGGCACAAGCCGAATCGAGCTCATAGAGCGTCGGCCTACCGGCCTTGGAACACAGTGGCTTGCAGATTGGCTTAATGCACGATACACAAAAGCGTCATGCGTCGTTATCGACGGTAGGAATGGCGTAGACGTGCTCACGGAGAAGATATCCTCGACCTGGTTGATAAAAGGCTCGGTTATACGACCGAGTTCTCGAGAAGTAATCGCGGCGGTCAGCACACTGGTTGATTCTCTGAATGAAAAAACAATCACGTGGTTCTCGGAGCAGGAAAACCTGCGCGAAAGTGCATTGACGGCAGTAAAACGCCCGATCAGCGGTGGCTGGGGCTTTGGTGGTGACAATTCGGCACCAATAGAAGCGTGCGCCTTGGCTTTATGGGGCGCAAAGAACAGTAAACGGGATCCGAACAGGAAGATGAAGTTCGGTTGTTAAGAGGTAGCGATATGCGGTCTGATATTGTACCGGAAAACATCATAGGCTTTAGCGTTGACGAGGTCAGCCGCTTTAATAAACTCATTGATGTTTACGAATACCATCGAAGCGCGAATGAAACAAAAAACAAATACTACGAGGGCAAGATAAGCCTGAATGACGTAAACCTTGGTCTGGCACTGCCTGATGGAATGAATAAGCTCGAGATCGGTTGCGCTTGGGGCGCAAAGACGGTAGATGTGTTGGCAGCCCGGTCAATGTTTGACGGTTTCGTAGGCATGGATGGAGAGGATATCGACGAGCTGGATCAGATAGTTGTTAATAATGATCTGATTGCGGAATACGCGAAGGCCTGCCGGGACGAATTGAAATTCGGATGTACTTTTGTAACATTATCCGCCGACACCGAGATTGGATGTAAGATACGATTCCATTCACCGCAAACCGCTGCAGCACTGTGGGACGGTGAAAAAGGAAGAATATCCTGTGGCTTTGCCATAATCGATACGGTTCCGGACGAGAAAGATGCAAGCAACTGGAGACCGTCTCTTATAAACTATTATACCGACGCTGCGGTATGGGTGATTCAGCATAAACAGGACGGGAACTGGTACGCAGAAGCACATAGCCATAAAATGGGGCGGCCTTTGATGGAAGCACTGATATGGAATGCGACCAGCAATAAGCCTTTCGGTCGTTCAAGAATAAAAGAACCGGTCAGAAGACTTATCGACGGTTATGTCAGGACAATTGCCAATGCCACAATAGGGCTTGAGTTCTCTACGACACCGCAGAAGTATTTACTTGGCGTTACGGACGATCAGTACGATGCGCTCATCAATGATAGCTTCCGTCAATACGTCGGTTCGATTGTTGCGGGCACCACAAACCCGGAGACAGGTGAAAAACCGACATTCGGACAGCTTCCGCAGGGATCGTTAGCACCACACGTTGAGATGATAAGAGTTCTGGCGACGCAGTTCTCTGCCGCGACAGGACTGTCTGTCACCGATACCGGAGTTGTGAACGATGCGAACCCGACATCATCGGACGCTATTCTTGCACAGAGCCAGACGCTTATCGCCATGGCAGAGCAGCTGAATACCGGAAACGGTAACTCACTGCGAACCGTAGCACTTATGGCTTTGGCCATTGTGAATCAAACAAAAATTGATAACCTGTCGGAAACCCAGCAGGATGTGGTTGCACACTTTAAAAACCCGGCAATGCCCTCTGTAGCGGTTACAGCGGATGCGGCAATAAAGATTGCATCGGCAAGGCAGGCATTTGCAAATACAGATACATTCCTTGAGATGATCGGCTTTGATAAAGCAGACATCAGACGAATAAAAGCCCAAGAACAGAGGTCGCGTGGAATACAGCTAGTTACGGATATCCAAAACGCCCCGGAAGAGGACGTAGAAAATGCAGATCTCGAAGAAGGACTGGAATAATTACATAAAAATGCTCTCCCAGCTAAATGACACAGCCGGGCAAATGATGCGAGACTATATCGAGAAGAATGGGCTTGAAAATACCGAGTCCATTATTGATTACGCCTATGGCCTGGTCACGAAGTACGGAGAGGGAAGCGCTGCATTGGCAGCCGAGATGTACGACGAGACAGCACGCCTGTTTGGTAAAGTTCTCCCGCCTGCCGAGGTAGCAGATACAGCGAGTTATGGCGAGGTAAAAAACGCCATAGATACGGTAACGCGACACTCGCTAAATTCGAAAAGCTACGGAAACACCGTAAGCCGATTCGTAAAACGAGCAGGAGCCGACACAACGCTTAAAAATGCAGAGCGTGACGGAGCGGAGTTTGCATGGGTACCCTCGGGTGATTCCTGCCCGCTGTGTATTACTATAGCGTCACGTGGCTTTCAGCATATTGGGAAGAAGACGCTGCGCCATGGGCATGCGGAACACATACATTCCAATTGCGATTGCACTTATACGGTGCGCTTTGATGATTCCAGCGGCGTGGCCGGCTATGATCCGGATGAGTACTTGAAGATGTATGAGGACGCTGATGGCAAGAGCTCCAAGGCCAAAATCAACGCCATGCGCCGGATGCGATACCAGGATCCCAAGGTACGCGACAAGATAAATGCCCAGAAGCGGGCGGCATATGCAAATAATAAAAAGGTTATTGCATCTATTAGTACAATTGCCGAGGCAAAGGATATACCAAATGCAGCTGTAAGAGCACAAGTAATGAGAGATGCAATAAATAGGGAAGTACCTGTTTATGCAGCTGATTTAAGAGCGGTATTTAATAAAATTGTTCCTGAAGCTGATTATTATGATGTTTGTATTCATGGAGCACCGAATTTTGTGGAATATGAGCATACATATAAACTGGATGCGGAAACCATGTCATGGATAATATCCGGAAGACGTGATTATAAAGGAGACGATATAAGGCTATTATCATGCAGCACAGGAATAAAAGATAAAGACGGTAGCTGCTTTGCACAGGAACTCGCAAATAAACTGAAAGTAAAGGTAAAAGCTCCAATTGACAAATTGAATATTGATCCGATTCATGGTACACTCACGGTAGGAAGAGAGATGATTCCTTTTGATGATGCTTGTGAAGTTTTTGAACCTAAATAGAAGGTGAAAAAATGAAATTCGTAACAGATTTTAAGGAATTCGGAGGAAAGGGCGGAAGTGTAGTATCGCACACACAAAAGCTCCCGGAAAAAGAAAAAAATAAAATAGTAGCCTACATGAATACAAAGCCGGTTATTGCGGTTAGAGCGTCGTGTATTAATGACTATTTTGAAAATAAATACACCACAAAAAGCGATGCCGTAAGAAGTGATGGTGAGTATAATTGGTCAGAAGAAGAAGCATATCATTTCGAGAAATATGACATGGAATTGAACGAGGATTTTATTCAAAAAGTCATGAATTTATAAGACGAGCGCAAACAAAATAAGATGCTTTAAGCACTGGGATAATACCTGGTGCTTTTTTAATGCTAACAGAAGCAGAGGAACATCCTCTGTTTTTTTGTTATAGATTACGGCGACTCGCTGCCGATGAAGCGAGGTTTTACTCGTAAGGAGGTACATATGGGAACTGATAACCAGAACAGTCAGGAAAACGCAACACAGGAGCCTAGAACATTCACACAGGAGGAGGTCAATTCATTTTTAGCGAAAGATCGCAAACAGATGGAAGAAAAATACTCCGACTACGCTGAACTAAAAGAAAAGGCTGCTCGATTAGATCAGATCGAGGAAGATGCAAAGAGCGAGCTTCAGAAAGCAAAGGAGAAGGCCGAGAAGCTGCAGGCGGAAATATCTGCCTATAAGCGTGACGCAGAGATCAGGACAATTCGAGACCGTGTTGCACAAACAACAGGAGTTCCTGCCGGACTTCTGTCGGGAGAAACAGAGGAAGCATGCACAGAGCAGGCAAATGCCATATTGACATTTAAGGCCGACGTTCCTTATCCGACAATCAAAGACGGTGGAGAAGCTCAAGTAAGCACAAAGATGGATGCCAGAGCCGCATTTAAGGAATGGGCATCAAAAACAATCGATTAGGAGGAAACAAAAATGTCAGGAATAAACACCAACAGAACTAACATCTCACTTCCTACCGCGATATCCAGTGAGATTATCCAGAAGACACAGGAAGCATCTGCAGTCATGAAACTGGCTCGCCAGATCGCTCTTCCCGGACAGGGCATGACCATTCCGGTTATCACATCTGATCCCGTGGCAGCATGGGTTGATGAGACCGATTCCAAGCCCGTAAGCAACCCTGGTCTTTCTACCAAGGTTATGAGAGGTTACAAGCTCGCAGTTATCGAGCCCTTCTCGAATCAGTTTAAGCGCGACTTTGGTGCTCTGTATGATGCACTGATCGCTCGGCTTCCCGGCATACTTGCAGAGAAGTTTGATAACACCGTATTCGGCGGAACCGCAGCACCCGGTAGTGATTTCGATCAGCTGTCCGATGCTACCGGCCAGAGCCTTGCATCTGATGTATATGGCGGTCTTGTAGCAGCCGACACCGATATCGCTCTTCACGGTGGTATCACAAACGGTTATGCAATCAGCCCGCAGATGAAGGGTATCCTTCTCTCCGCGCTTGATAAGAACGACAGACCTCTGTTTATCAACAGCGTAGCAGAGGGTGCGATCCCTATGATCCTTGGCAACCCTACTTACCTTACCAAGGGTGCATTCGTTTCCGGTTCACCTTCGACCATCGGTTTCGTAGGCGATTGGACGAAAGCAATGTATGGTATCGTAGAAGGCCTTGATATCACTGTATCAGATCAGGCAACACTTACCCTCGCTGACAACAGCACAATCAACCTGTTCCAGCGTAACATGTTTGCTGTAAGAGCTGAAATCGAGATCGGATTCCGCGCTGATACTTCTGTATTCAACAAGCTCACAGCTTCTTCTGTACCCAGCGTATAATGATAGTTTTCATTAATTCGCTCACTGGTACGGAGATGCTGGTTGCGGATGACCGTAAAGAGGAGTACCTGTCGGCAGGCTATAAGCTGGCGGCAGGTGCTTCCAAAGCGGAAAAACCAGAAACCGTCGAGGAGCCCAAGAAGGCTCCAGCGAAGAAGCCGACAAAAAAGAAATGAGGTGAGTCAAATGGCTTATGCAACAGTTCAGGATGTTCAGGAAAGGATGACACGAGAGCTCTCGATAGACGAGCAGGCTTTGTGCGCAACCCTGCTTAACGATTCGGCCATTATAATAGACACCTACAATTCAGAGGCTTCGGAAGACAACAAGAACGTTGTATCGTGCAGAATGGTAATCAGGGCGCTTGGCGACGGTGAACCTATTGGAATACCCATGGGTGCAACGCAAGCGACCATGTCAGCTTTGGGTTATTCACAGAGCATTACCATGGGAAATGGTGCGTCTGTTGGAGAATTATATCTCGAAAAGCTGGAAAAGAAGCTGCTCGGGTGCGGTGATAAGATAGGCTCCTATAGTCCTGTGCAAGGGCTGGTTTGCGAGGGAATCAATGATTAAGGGTATCACAGTTCAACTCATAAAAAAGATAGAGGGTGATCCGGATCCGCTGGGAAATCCTACTTACACCGAAACCGAAATATCGGTTGATAACGTGATAGTTGGAGAACCCACAACGGATGATATAACCGATTCATTACAGCTCTACGGTAAAGTTGTGGCATACACGCTTGGAATACCAAAAGGCGATGATAATGATTGGACGGATACCGAGGTTTTGCTACCGGCTCCTTTTGTAGGCAAGTACAGAACAATCGGATATCCCACAGCAGGAATAGAAGCGAATATCCCTCTTATGTGGAATAAAAAAGTAAAGGTTGAACGGTATGGGTAATGTGAAGTTTGAATTGAACCTGCCGGGCTTAAACGAGCTTATGAAGTCACCCGAAATGCAAAATGCATTACTGGAAGCCGGTCAAGCGGTAGCCAGAAGCGCAGGTGACGACTATGCTGCAGAAGTCCATACAGCAAGCTGGATAGCCATTTCTAATGTTTATCCGGATAGCAAAAGGGCAGCACATGAAAACTATAAGGACAACACATTACTAAAGGCGCTGGGATCCACCGGTTTACCAATGAGGAAATGAAATGATAGAAAAAATCGTAGTAGATTATCTGAATAGTCGTGGTGATCTGCAGGCCAAAGCGTACACGGAAATACCCAAAACAGTACCGGAGAAGTATTACCTTATTGAAAAAACAGGATCTAACGTCAACAACAAGATCACGACCTCAACTATATCGATCCAGTCTCACGCAGACACTCTTTTTAATACTATAAGCTTAAACGAAGACCTAAAAGGTGCAATGCTCGATGGACTTATAGAACTGGAGGAGGTTTCCGCAGTTTATCTTAATTCAGACTACAATTTCACTGATACAACTACCAAGAAGCACCGCTATCAAGCGGTGTTTGTTATAACACATTATTAAGGAGGAAAAGATATCATGGCTAACACAGCACAGTATGTAAGCACAGGTAAGCCTAATATATCCGGTGGTGTTTGGGTTGCACCTTTGGGAACAACACTCCCTACCGACGCAACCACATCGCTTGGCTCTGCTTTCACATGCCTTGGATATGTATCCGAGGATGGTCTTGAAAACGAGAATGAAATGGATGTCTCCGATATCAAGGCCTGGGGCGGAAATATCGTATATCGTTCACTTACCGAGCTGACTGATAACTTCTCATTTGCTCTGATTGAGAGCGAGAACGCAGACGTTCTTAAAAACGTATATGGCGATAATAACGTAACCGTTGACGGAAGCGGAAATATCAAGGTTGACATTAAGGCCGAGGATCCGCAGGAGAAGGTATGGGTATTCGAGCTCGCGCTCCGTGGTGGACGTTCAAAGAGAATCGTCATTCCCGATGGCGCGGTTACGTCTCGTGAAACCATTACTTATAATGATTCGGATGCTATTGCATACGGTATAACCGTATCGGCTTATCCGGACAGCTCCAACATTACTCATAAGGAGTATTTGGAAGCTCCTACACCGTCAATTTAATAGGGGGAGATATTTGTGGTTAAAGGAAAAACAAAAAGCGGTATCAAGTTTCAGATCAACGAAAAAATAAAAGACGACGCACGTGTGCTTTATATGCTTGTTCAGATTCGCAAGGACGATGTTCCGGCAGAGGACAAGGGGAAAACCGTGTTTGATTTGCTTACGCTTATCTTTGGGAGCGATGGCATAATGCCATTCATGAATGCGGTGGCAGAGAAGCACGATGGCGTGTGCTCCACCGAAGCTATGATGCTGGAACTGAACGAGATTTTAGATTCCATTAACGCAAAAAACTCCTGATCCTCGCTTACTGCATATCATTAAGCGAGGATGATATAATTTGCGATTTTGCAGAAACATATCACATTACCGATTATAGGGCGTTGCTTCCATCATTGGCGGCAACGCTCTGTGTCGGTTTGCCTGACAGTTCACGAATCAAGCGACGGATAGCGGGGATAAAGATAACCCTGACGGATATGCTTTTGTCGCTCATTGTGGATGGGATCAACACACTGATCTGGCAGCGAACTAAAGATGGCATGAAAGGGCGCAATCGCCCCGATAGCATATTCAAAAAGCTGACAGAAGAAAAACAACCTAAAGAAGACCTAGAGACATTCGACGATGTCACCTCTTTCGAGGAATGGTATCGAGCGAAGATGAGGATAGATTAAAATGGCCGATATCGGAACAGCGTATGTCAAAATTGAACCGACTGCTAAAGGCATATCGGGAAAAATATCACAGCAGCTTTCCGGGGAAATGGGTGATGCCGGAGAAAAAGGCGGGAGCTCATTTGCTAAAGGATTTGGCTCCGTTATTGGCGGAGTAAGTAAAATGGCTGCCGGTGCTGCTGTTGCAGCAGGTGCCGCTATTGGTAAGATCACCAAGGACGCTGTTGATAGCTTTTCGGAATACGAACAGCTGAAAGGCGGAGCGGAGCTGTTATTTGGAAATGCGTATGATAAAGTCGCTGAAAATGCCGCGTCTGCTTTTAGTCGTGTTCAGATGTCGCAAAACGAGTACCTGCAGCAGGTAAACGGTTTTGCTACCGGATTAAGTGAAGCACTAGGACAAGATCATAATGCCGCAGCTGATCTGGCCGACAGAATTGTTACGGCGGAAGCCGATATTGTAGCTGCAACCGGAAACACAGCCGAGAACGTCCAGAATGCTTTTAATGGCATTATGAAATCCAACTTCTCCATGTTGGATAACCTGCAGATTGGTATTAAACCCACTAAAGAGGGTATGCAGGAAGTCATCGACAAGATGAACGAGCTCAACGGCACCAAGTACGAGATGGGCAATCTTGCCGATATGCAGTCGGCCATTGTTGACTATGTCAAGTATGTCGGCATGTCCGAATATGCGTCAAAAGAAGCATCCGGAACCATACAAGGATCGCTTGCCACAATGGGTGCCGCCTGGTCAAACCTTCTTACCGGAATGGCAACCGAGGGTGCTGACATTGATGGGCTTGTTGGAAATCTTGTAACAAGCGTAGGTGATTTTGCTGGAAACATTATTCCGGTTCTTGAAAGAGCGCTGGGTGGTGTAAGCACCATGATATCCAAACTGGCACCGGTTATTGCCGAGAAGCTACCGAAGCTCATCTCTGATAATTTGCCGACGCTACTTAATGCAGCAATCACAACAGCGACCGAATTAGTCAACGGTCTGATGGCCGCACTGCCTTCTATAATTGACACGATAATTCAAGCCTTGCCTAGCATACTAAATGCGATTATCCAGATCAGCCTAGGAATACAGCAGGCTCTTCCAGAGCTTGTAAGCATGATAGCCGAGAAGATCCCCGAGCTCCTTCCTATTCTGATTGAATCGATTATTGGCAGTTTGCCTTTATTCATTCAAGCCGGGATTGATTTAGCCATTGCAATAGTGGAGCATTTGCCCGAGATTATATCGGCGCTGATCGATGCGGTACCGTTGATATTTAATACGCTGGTTCAAGCGTTTTCAGAAAACGCACCGACACTATTGGCATCATTAAGTACACTGGGAACGATGATTCTCGAGCAACTTAAGATGGCATGGGAGACCATAAAAACCACATTATCAAACCTCTGGAACACGCTGAAAACAAATGCCAATACGAAGTTTCAAGAGTTCTCCGCTAGCTTTAAGACCTGGTTGTCACAGCTCCCGGAGCAGGTGGCGTATTGGGTTGGTGCTCTGGTTGCAAAGTTCGTCAATTTAATGTACGAACTGCCATTCAAGATTGCAAAAACGCTAACCTTGCTTCTTTTGAAAATTCAGGAATTCGGTAGAAACCTCGTAGAACGCGGCAAGGAAATGGTGACCGAGTTCAAAGAGCGTTTTATTGAGGGCTTTAATGAACTCCCCGAAAAGATGCTCACCGTCGGTCGTAACATTGTAGACGGTCTGATAAACGGTATTAAAAATGCATGGGGCAACCTAAAAGAGTTTGTGGGCGGCCTTGTTGATAATCTTGTTAGTGGCTTTACAGATAACCTTAAGATCGGATCACCGTCAAAGGTATTCAGGGATGAAGTTGGTAAATGGATCCCGGCTGGTCTGGCAGCAGGTATTGAAAGCGGAATCGGCACGCTTAATTCGTCAATGGACGATATGAGCATGGCGGTATCGCCCACCAACATGAGCGACATATCGGCTTATACACCTAGAACAACAGTGGCAACGGACAACGGTTCCGGGCAGGCGTTATACGAACTGCTATCCCGATATCTTCCGATGCTGGAGAACCAGACCAATGTAAACGTCACACTGGAAGGTGATGCGCAGGGGCTGTTTAATGCGGTACGCAACCAGAATAAAGTATACAGACGCATGAACGGTGAGAGCGCATTTGCATGAGGTTACATAAATGGCAACGAGCTTATTCAAAATAGGAACCACGGATGTATCAGATAACATTGTCCGTGGTTCCTATAAGGTAAACCGCATAGAAGTATATAAGACATATGAAGATGCCAACGGTGCAACTCACCGGAGATTTATCCGGCAGAAGATGTCCGGAACGCTGCAGATGTTTTTCAAATATATGGAAGACTACGCTGACTTCATTGAACTGATCGAAGACAATAAGAGCGCGACGACATATGCGGTTACGTGCACGCTATATGACAATTATTCCGGCGAATTATACTCGGTAAATGCGTTTATTGATTTTCAGCCGACGATCACGCAGGATGCCGGGCTTCGGGAATATATGCAGGTGTTGGATATAACTATTGAGGAACGATAATGATCCGCGTAACCGATACTACCAAAAATGCATATAAAAGCGATTCAACGCTCAAAGATATCGTAGTGCGCATTCCGGATGCATCGCTCACACTTACCAATGAGGATATATTGGCAGACTCGCTGGAATTAAAGGAAGCGATTGAAAGCGGCGACAATCTGTCGTTTCAAGGGTGCATCGCTTCATCGTTTAAGATCGAGTGCTTTAACTTGGTAGACGAAACACTCGAGGGAAAATGGATCGAGTGTGACATTGTAGCACACGTTGAGGATCCGGCTGACGAGGAAACAATACCACTTTTCCGGGGATATATATCAGAAGTCACCAACACGACGCACGAGGAGTTCACAACGGAGATACGTGCGTATGACGCACTTTATACGATAAACAATACCGACGTTACTTCATGGTATAACGGTTTAACATTCCCACTCACAATAAAAAGTATGCGTGATTCCTTCTTTTCACGTATGGGTGTGACGCAGGTGGCGGACTACCTTCCAAATGACGGTATGTCGGTCAACAAAACCATCGAAGATAAGGTAATCGTTGGTGCCACCATTATCAAGGCGATATGTCAGGTTAATGGTCGATATGGAAGAATATCCCGGAACGGACAATTCGAGTATGTTCACCTTGTGGAAGGTACCGAAGCCATATATCCGAGGGAAGATTTGTTTCCGGCTGATGATCTTTATCCGTCAGCAGAGAATGCACTGGATAACATTTCAAAGGCATATTACACGGATATATCATTTGAAAATTATCGTGTTTCACCCATTAACAAGGTGCAGCTAATAAATAAAGAAGGCCAGATCGCAGCGGTATACGGAAGCGGAACTAATGTGTTTACGCTAAAGGATAACCCGCTGATATGGGGAAAGACATCTGCACAACTTGCATCGGTAGCACAGAATTTATACAACACAATTCACGGTTTGTGGTACACACCATCGGAAGTGGAGTGCGTAGGCCTGCCTTATGTGGAGTGTGGCGACTTCGTATTGATGGCCGCAAGACGCTCTATCATAAGGGCTTATGTGCTTACAAGAACACTAAAAGGAATACAGATCCTCACCGATTCGTATACCGCACCAGGCGACCGAACTCAACCGACATACATTCCCGATATCAAAACTCAGACGAACGCCAACTCCGCAGCGATCACGTCAGAGGTGAGCCGGGCAACATCAGCAGAAAGCAGCTTGAATTCCGGGCTTACAAGTGAAGTGAACCGGGCTAAAGGTGCAGAAAACAGTATCTCATCTGATTTGAGCAGGTTTAAGGCAATAGAGGCGGAGGATATACGGGCAACACGGATATATGCACAAGAAATCTCAACGGATGCATTGAATGCCGCGAAGGTCTACGCAAACGAAGTGACCGCTGATAAAGTCACAGCGAATCAGGTGAATGCTCAAATTGCATCTTTTGGATATGTAAACGCAAATCAGGTGAATGCTCAAATTGCATCTTTTGGATATGTAAATGCAAATCAAGTGTCAGCGATTGTTGGAGCATTCAATTACGTGACAGCGTCACAAGTAACCACTGCTGTAAATAGTGCACTTCAAGGGCAGGTCACTTGTGGAACATTGAGAGCAAGCCAAATTCAGATATTTGATGGTTCAGGATATACGGGGCTGTATACACTCCTTGATAGAAGATATCAGAGGAAATAATAATGGATTTTCGAATCAGATTATTCTTGGACTCGATAATTGAAACCGTGAATCAGTTTTCGGACATACCGCTGGAAGCCAGACGACTTGTACTTGAAAGCACCATGAAGTTAGTGGAGAAGAAAGCCGATGAAGCGATAATTGCGCAGCGAACAGCAGTGGAGGCAAAGAATGCAGAAAGTATATCAGAGGATAAACTGGGAGAATTATCCGAGTGAAGACACTCCCTTAAATGAAAGCAACCTTAATAGAACCGACTATGCCATTGACGAAATTGACGATCGCGTTATTGCGCTAGACACACAAAAGGCAAACGTAAATGACATATCCTACCTAGTGCAAAACGTGACGGTTGATGATTCAACGGGTGTAATAACCCTCACCAAGTATAATGGTTCAACCGCGACGATCCAGACCACGCTAAACAAGATCGCAGTCAACTTCACATATGATTACTCTACCCAATCGCTCATCCTTACAATGAACGATGGAACAAGCGCAACGATTAGTCTGGCATCCCTGATCCAGAATAATGAGTTTGATGATACCGCAACGGTGGACTTTACCGTGGATAGCAACGGTCACGTGTCCGCGATCGTTCCGGAGCACAGCATAGGCGATGAGCACCTGCGAACAAACTATCTGGCCGACATTCAGGTGTCCGAAGCAAATGCGGCACAGTCCGAAAGTGCTGCAGAAGCTCATAAGTTCAATTCAGAGGCGTGGGCTGTGGGAACTAAAGCAGGAACCCCGGTGACGAATACGGATGACCAATATCAAAATAACTCGAAGTATTGGAAGCAGCGGTCAGAGGCATGGGCGGTAGGGCGTATTGATAATAATCCGGTTCCCAGCACCGATATGAGCTATGAGAACAATTCAAAATGGTGGTCAGATGTCGCTAAAAGCTATAAGGATGCATCGGAATCGATAAAGAATGAAGCAGCGCAATTACTGCAAACAGCAACCGATAGACTGACCGGCCTGAACATGGTTATTAACTATTCAGACGGATGCCTATATTACGATGTGAATGGTGGAATCATCTTACAAGTAGACCAGGCAACAGGAAACCTGCTGTATGGTATCACTTCATAAGAAAGGAGTAAGCATTAAATGGTAAACGCAGGTCGAATACTTATAATGCCGAGAGGTGACTGGAATAGTCAGGACACCTTTGACATGCTGGATCTTGTTTCGTATAACAGCGTGGCATACTTGGCAAGGCAACAGAGTGTCGGTGTAAATCCGGCAACGGATACTTCATACACCTATTGGCAGCCCTTTGGATCGGCATCGAGCATAGCCACACCCACAACACCCGGACTTGTAATGCCGGACAGTGAGACAATTCTGGTTGATGCCGCTGGTGAGATAAGCGTGCCGATTGACAACAGCACGATTGTTGTTGACCAGAACACGGGTAAACTTAAGGCAGCGGTCAATTCGGCATTGTCAACACTCACCGATGTTCAGATAGCTTCTGCGACAAATGGGCAGGCTCTTATATATGACAGCTCCGCACAGAAGTGGAAGAACGCAAACATGTCTGCCACAGGTGTGACATACACCAATACAGCTTCAGGACTGTCCGCAACGACAGTTCAGGGAGCGATTGATGAAGTAGAAGGCAGGCTTGACACAGCGGAAACGGCAATCACTACCAACAACACCGCACAGAACAACAAGCACAAGGTAACGTCAAAGCAAGTAGCAACAACAGGGTGGACTTCTGACACGACTTCGCAAAGCGGAACAACGCTTTATAAGAAAACGATATCCTTGTCACACGTTTACGTCACATCACCGATAGTGGATATCGGAGCAAGCGGAGTATTGCCAACGACAGCACAGCAGACAGCGTATGACCTATTACAGTATGTGACTATCAACGGAACTACGCTCACGCTCTATGGTAGTGCGATACCGAGTACAGCGTATTACATCAACATAACAGGAGTAGATTGATATGGCAGAGAAGTTAGCGAGTTTAAGGAAAAAGGGTGGCGGAAACCGAGGCTTTTATTATGCTAAAGGCTTGCCTACTGTTAATACCCCGATTGATTTTGGGTTTAAGCCGAAAGCAATAACCTGTATGTTTTATACAAATGCTTATTCTGATAAGGTTAGAGTTTGGTGTTATGACAGTGCGGTATCGACCACTGACTTTGTTTTCTATTCAGTTAGTAGTGGAGTAAATGGTCTAACATCGGCGGTCGGAAGCAACACTATTGGAACAGGTACTTGGAAATTCACGTCTGACGGCAAAGGCATAGAGTTCTTAGCATTACCCTACGTTGATTGGATGATTATAATGGCAACAGAATAGGTTAAATAAATAACAAGGAGGAAAACAACAATGTTAAACAAGTATTATGTATTAGTTCTTTCACTTAACAAGAGTGGTGGCAACAGCGAGGAAATCATTCGCAAGGATGACTACACTTCCGCTGAAAGTACCTACTATGATAAATGCTCTAACTATGCAGGCAACGCACAGACAGGATATGTCGTTATTCAGTTGCTTGACGGATATGGTCGTGCTATCAAGAGCGAGACTATCGACAGACTCCCTCATCCCGAACCCGAACCCGAACCCACCGAGGAATAATCTTGAATGAATTGGAAAATCATCCTTTTCATTCTGATTCTATGGCTCATTATGACGCTTGTTATGGTGGTCACAATATAAACGAACGCACGAAAACGCACGCGAGCGTTTATAACACACGGAGAAACGCACAATGACGTGTCAAGATTGCATACATATTCAAACTGACGAGGACAAGGGCAGATGCCATTGTGAAGAATGTATTTACGGAGATACTTATGTTTCCCTTGATTGTCCGATAAATCGTTGGTGCGATAACAAATTCGAGCCTAAAGAGGATAGTTGGGAAAGCGTGAGCAAATGAACGTTTGCGTGGTAGATAAGCAGACAAATGAATTATTGGCTTTTGTATCCGATAAAAAAGAATGTATTGAACACGATACCATATCAATCGTTAATTATGGTGACAACGAGCCTATCTTTGAAAGTAAAGACGGAAAGATATTCTTGGTAGGTAACTCGTGGTTAATGCGTCTGAAAGCGTGAGCGAATGAGTACCATTGACAAAATACTAATAATATGCGGAATAGCGGTCATTGTGTTTACTGTCACAATGATCGTTATTTTTTGCATATTTCAAAGTGTGCCAGATACCTTGATTGACAGCTTTTACTCCCTATTTACGGGTGAAGCGGTTATAACATTTTGCATCTGGTGGATCAAGAAGAAGTACAACAAGGAGAAAAACAATGACGGAGAAGTTAAAAAGTAGGAAGTTCTGGATCACAGTCGCAGCAGTTCTGGCATCACTTGGCACCACAGTCGGTGGTATCATCTCCGGCAACGAGACACTTGCCATTGTCGCATCCATCTGCACAGCGTTATCCGCTGCAATCTATGCCGGAGCAGAAGCGTATGTTGATGCAAAAGCCGTAGGAGCAGACAAGGATGAGTGAAATTGAGTATCTGACGGTTGAAGTGCATAGGGAATTTGCCGAGAGAATAGACGCAGAGGAAAACCGTCAAAATAAGCGTCTTGAGAAGCTAGAAGATGGTTTCGGTCAATTATCTGAACTGACATCCGCGTTGAAGGTCATGGCAAATAATATGGAGAACATGGCAAAGGAACAAGCAAAGCAGGGTGAACGTTTGCAGGCAATCGAGGATAAGCCTGCCCAGAACTGGGATAAGCTTATATGGGCGATTGCCGGTGCTTTGATTGCGGGCGTGATAGGGTATGTTTTGGCATCCATGGGAGTAGGGTGAAATGGATATAACAGAGATCGCAAAAGAAGTTATAGCTGGTAAATGGAGTTCCGGGAACGATCGAAGACAAAGACTCATAAAGGCGGGATATGACTACGCAGAAGTACAAGCGGAAGTCAACCGCTTACTGAAAGCCAATATCAGCAAAGCGCAGAAAATCATCGAAAAGGCGCAAAAAGAGATAGGCGTTATGGAGCGCCCTGCCAATTCCAACAACGTCAAGTATAATACCTGGTATTATGGTCATGAAGTAAGCGGGGCGAAGTATAAGTGGTGTGCAGTATTTATTTCATGGCTGTTTGATGGAACCGGTCTTTGCAAAAAGACAGCGTCGTGCCTTGAAATGCTAGAATGGTTTGAACAAGGAAAGCAAATCGTAAAGGATCCGCACCCCGGAGACATTGTCTTTTTCCGCTATAGCACTAACGCTCGCAGAACTAACCACGTAGGGCTTGTGATCGACGTGAAGGGAAACACCCTGACAACCATAGAGGGAAACACATCAAAGGACTCCAACGACAATGGTGGGCGAGTAATGAAACGCAAGCGCTCCGGGAAGATAGTCGCATATGCGAGACCAAAATATGAATGAGGATATATGAAGATACCCGAAGATGTATTAAACTCCCACATTGAGTACTGTATCAACGAATTTGTCAGATCATACGAACACCGCGAAATGCTCCGGGAAAGGTGGTTTGAATGCAAAACCCTAGAGCAGATCGCAGAAAAACACAGCCTGTCGGTAACGCAGGTGAAAAACATAATATATACCCAAGGTGACAAGATACTCATACGAGCATCCAAAATGTGACCAAAATCAGACCAAAATCAGACTAAACATGGCCTATCCGCTTACTTCCGGGTAGGCCTTCTTTTTTTTATCATTAAGCCATACAAGAGAGGTAACGACGTATGGCTTATCAGTATTATCAACCGAACCCACGAAACAAAGCAGTCGGCGACTGCGTCATAAGAGCATTGTGCAAGGCCATGAGCGATGATTGGTACAGCGTTTATACGCAAGTGACCGTCCAAGGGTACGCCCAAGCGGACATGCCATCCAGCAATGCGGTATGGGGACAGTTCCTTAAAGAAAACGGATATCAGCGGTACGTCATACCTAACACTTGTCCTGATTGTTACACGATCAGGGAGTTTGCAGACGACAACCCTGTCGGCACGTTCATCGTGTGCACAGGAAGTCATGTGGTTACCATTATAAACGGAAACTATTTTGATTCATGGGATAGTGGTAACGAGGTGCCTATTTTCTATTATCGAAAGGAAGAACAGTATGCCTAGTCCAACCTACCAGCAGTACCCAATGCAGTACTTACCGTATCCATATGCACAATTGCCTATGCAATCGCAACAGGCGCAGCCGCAACAGCAGACGTTACAGAGCGCAGGCTTTATTTTGATACCTTCGGAAGAAGATGCGTATAAGTATCCGGTAGCACCGGGAAAGTGCATGTCATTCAAAGTCGAGAACGAGCCGATCGTGATTGAAAAGTCGATGTCCTATTCACAGCTGGAAACCCCAAGAATAGACCGCTATCGCCTTGTCCGGGAAGACATCGTAGATGAACCCAATGCCATAGACGCGGTTGCGATCGAGCAATCACACGATGATGGCTTAAAAGAAGAGCTGCAGGCGATCCGGAGAGATTTGGAAGGGATCAAGGATAAGCTCTATAACAATAACCCGAAACCGGCAGTAAAGAAGAAGGAGGACGAGCGCAATGAATAACATGTTTCAGATGTATCAGCAGTTACTCCAAAACCCAATGGGAGTACTGTCGCAGAGGTTTAATATACCTCAAGGTGTAGACGCGAGTAATCCCAATGCCATAATACAGCACCTGTTAAACACCAACCAGATATCGCAGATGCAGGTTAACCAGGCCATGCAAATGCGCAATAACCCGGCAATTCAAATGCTTATGGGAGGTAGAAGATAGTGGATTTAATAAAGAAGAAAATCAATCAGTACATCATGAGCTTAATCGAAAAGGACGAGATTACTCCGGAGGAATATATGATACTCACGTTTGAGTACGAGAGGAGAAAAGAGACCTCTCGGCAGGAAAGCGATGATACTATCCTGCGGATATTCTCCCGGCTTAATTAGTGGCGTGGGCGTGTGTTCGGTAACATCTTATAACACACGCTTGCGTAAACGATATCATGGCAAGTGCGCATAGCCTTTGATATAAACCGACCATCCAATAGGAGATGGCCGCTAACCTACAAAAATTATAGGAGGAAAAAGAAATGACAGATTCAAATGGAATCGTAACAACCATGCCTGTGTCACCTTCTTATGGTGGCGGAGGTGGCTTCGGTGGCTTCGGTGGAGACTGGGGATGGATCATCCTTCTTCTGCTCTGTTGCGGAGGCGGCTGGGGCTTCGGAGGCGGTAACCTCGCAGCAGATGGCGCAATGCTTTATCCTTGGATGAACCAGAGCGACCAGATCAGCAGCGGTTTCCGTGACTCAATGCTTAACACATCGGTTTCCAACATCCAGAATGGCATCACAAGTGGCTTTGGAGATGTTCAGACCGCACTTTGCGGTGGCTTTGCAGGCGTAAATGCAGGAATTGCAAATGGCTTTGCACAGGCTGAAATCGGTGCTAATGCACGCCAGATGGCTGATATGCAGCAGATGTTTGGTATCCAGAGTGCTCTGCAGAACTGCTGCTGTGAAAACAGAGCCGGTATTGCAGACTTGAAGTATACCGTGGCAACCGAGAATTGTGCAGACCGTCAGGCACTTTCCGATGGCGTAAGAAACGTCATGGAAAACTGCAACCGGAATAACCAGGCGATCCTTGACAAGCTCTGTCAGCTCGAACTGGACGCAAAACAGGACAAGATAAACGATCTTGAACGTCAGTTATCAATGGCCTCTCTGGCGGCATCACAGACCGCACAGACCGCCCAGCTGATTGCTGATAACACTGCCCAGACGCAGTACATCGTCAATAGGGTAGCACCCTATCCTATTCCGGCTTATGTGGTAGCAAACCCCGTGACACCCGCCGTATTCGAGTAAAGTGAGGTGATTTTATGCACACACTTGAAAAGATACGTGATATGCTTATGGAAGAGCTTACCCGGTGCGCTCGCAAGGATGAACTGACCAGCAGTTCCCTTGAGACCATTGATAAGCTGACACACTCCGTGAAATCCATAGATACCATTATGGCCATGGAAAACTCCGGATACTCCAACGATTACTCCTACGGGAGAATGGGAAGATATGTAAGGCATGACAATAGTTATCGCAGGGACGGAAATAGTTATAGAGGTTATAGCCGAGAGGATGCAAAAGCAGACCTTATGGCGCAGCTCCGAGACATGTCTATGAACGCCGATGGCGACCATAAGATGATGATCGACGAGTGGATACGACAGGTGGAAAACCGATAGCATTTGGGGAAAATTTGGGGAATATAGTGTAGTATTCTCAAAACACCCCGTAAATACGGCAATCTTTGTACTTTTCAACACAGGTTCGAATCCTGTCACCCCGACAATTTGAGGAAGCCAGCAGTGGCGCGGAGAATCGCTAGAAACCCCGCAAAACTGCTGGTTTTTTCACGGTCATATATCGATAACGATTGATACACTATCGACGCAAATCGATAAAAAATGCCATATCATTTGGGGAAAATTTGGGGAATTTTGGGGAAAAGACTATTTGATCGTTCTTCGAATCTTGTTTTGCTTGGCCTTGTTGTTCTGAATATCCGAGTGGGTGTAGACAGATTTTAAGACGGTATTGTTTTTCCAGCCACCGGTTTTTTGAATGGTAATGTCGTCAACGCCTGCCATGTGAAGGGTGGAAGCGTAGTAATGCCGGAGCGAGTGCAGGGAAAAGGAGGGATATCCCAGCTTCTTCTGCATTTGGTGTAAATACTTGGTCAGCCTTTGCGGTGACATATCAAATATGCGCTCATTTTCCAGCGAGCGTATTTCCGCTGCTAAATTCTTGTCAATAGGAACGTACCGGACGGAATCAGGGGTTTTTGGCTCCTTGACTACCCATTCCTTGTCGTAGTTTTGAACCAGGGCTTTACACACGTGGATCTGGTCGTCATCCGTCAAATCGGACTTCAAAAGGGCACATATCTCGCTCCGCCGCAGGGAATAGCACGCGAGTTTCAAAGCCACCCGATAAGACGGATCGGTGGTTTCCGAAAGGATAGTGTCTATTTGCTTTTTGGTGGGGAGATATTTTTCTTTGCGCTGGGAAGGCTTAAAGGTTGTATGAAACACCGCTTCCGGACGGTAGAATCGGATCACAGATGTGGCGTACCCGTGACGGTTGTGTACTGTCTTGGTGGAGTGCTCGACAGATATCTCATTTGCCAGCTTCTGCATCTCACGCTGTGTTATTTCGTATATGTCCAGATCAAGAAACCACGCAGGGAGCCGGTCAATTTCTCGGGAATATTCACGGAAAGTTGCAGGACTGACAACGTTCTCACGGCTTTTATTGTAGGTCTTGGCAGCGTCACGAAAGGCGATAGCATCGGGTTTCTTTTCTGCTTCGATTAAGGCGCGAATGATCTCGCTGGCTTCGTAATCGGTCGGTTTTTTCCCTTTGACAGTGGCCTGGTACATCTTGCCTTTGACCATCTGTCTTATCTCCCAATTATCAGACCTGTTTTTCCGGATGCTCATTTACACTCCCCGATTTTACGTGCCGGACACGAAAGTATCAAATCATGAAGTTCCTGCAGCTGATCGTGCAGGCTGTTTATTATCTCGTCTTTTACTTGAACTGCATTTAACAGCTTGTCGATGCGTTCATCCTTCTTGGTGATCTGGTCTTTTAAGAATTCAATACTCCTGCTCCAAGATTCGCGCTCTCGTTCCATCTTTTCATATTCCCGGATCAGATCCTCGTCTTTGGAAAGCTGCAGGCTGGTGATTTGCTGTTGCAGGCCAGCGATAAGCTTCTCGTTTTGCTGGACTAACCGTTTCAGCGCCTGAACATCATCGTTGTCGTCTGCTTCGATGTTGTCTATGTCAAGGAGAGCGTTCGCAATCGGGCGGATCGTCTCGTCGTACCGGAATGAAACATCCTCGGAACCTTCTGCGAACACCCGTGAAAGGGTGGACTTTGATAAATAATCACCGTTTAATTCCATCAAATCAAGGATATCGTTAAACGATAAGTGTTTCTCTTCTCGAACCTTTTTAAGCTGTATTATCAATTCTCTGTTATTTGTCATCGAACACCTCTGTTTCACAAATGAAACCGACGTTTCACATGTGGGACTTCTTTTCCGGTTTCCGCGATGCTACCATTTAATCACACAAACAAACGAAAGGAGATTTGCTTATGAATATGGATAGAGAAACCGTTGAAAACATCGTTGTAATGTACCTCTCCGCTAATGAGGAGACCAAGCAGGAAATCCGAAACGTGCTTATTTACTTGGACTCCATCTATAAGCCAAATCATGATTGATTAAAAAAATGATCCTATGTATAATAGAACATACATTCGATAAAATAACCCGATCCCGAATCGGAAGGGAAGGTAATACAATGGATCTCGAAACGTTTATCATCATATATGAAAGCCTAGACGACGATGCTAGGGCTTGTTTTGAAGTTTATCTAACATCTGTAGAACAAGGTCTTGCTCATCCGGAGGAAGACTCATAACGCGATCATAAAGCGCTATGGCCTTCTTGGTAACTTCAGAATTATCCGGTTCCTTCACTGCATCGTCGTCACCTTCCCAGCCCATCAAATATCTGTGCGAAACTCCCAGAGCAGCGGCAACACGCTGAATCTTCTTCAATGTTATGTCGTCACCAGAAGCTTCAATCTTGCTTATGGATGATTTTCCGGCATACCCGCAGCGAGCAGCGAGCTCGTCCTGCGTCATATGTAATTCCTCTCTTTTTATCCGTATACGATCTGCTATTGTCATAGCTGTTATCTCCTTGTGTTTACATAAGATAACATAAAACAGAAACTATTTCAACTTTATCGGCTAAACGTGTTGACATTTTTGGGAACACAGCTTAAGATTAGTTTAGTTTCCAAAAGCGGAAACCACACTGAAGTATGAAAGGAGACCGGGATGATAAAGAGATATCCAAACAAAGGCATTAACACTCTGCCGGGTAAGAACATTTGTAAGTCGATCATTAAGACTGATAGGTACGGGATCCAATATGTGAAGAACTTCACGATATGGGATGACGGGGTTAGCCTGCAAACATGGGACACCGAAAACCCACATGTGAAGCACCATTGTTACATGTTTACTTAATAACGAAGAAAGGAGGATATGACGTTGGTCAACACACTGCTTCTTGAGCAGGCGATAGCCGAATCGGGAAAGAAAAAAACGTATCTGGCGGACAAATGTGGAATAAGCCGCCACAGCCTAGCAAACAAGATAAATAACAGAACAGAGTTCACGTGGCCGCAAGTCCGCGTTCTCTGCGCTGAATTGGGAATTAAACAATTTGATAGCGTTGATGCTATTTTTTTTAATCAAGGAGTTCCCAAAAATGGAAACAATTAAAAAGCCCCGCCCGGTACTGCCATACCAGGCGGAGCGAGTGAAACGGTAACGCGACTACCGAACACGAGGAAAGCATAACACGAACCTCCTGTTCGGGGAATATCAGAGAGGTTTTAGTTATGGAACAGCAAATCGAACAGGCGAGAATCACCTACTTGATGCACGAAAGCGACATGGCCAGAGCCGACCAGAAAAACAAGAGGCTTTGGATCACAATCAACCTACTAATCGCTGCAATCGCAGCATACGGAGCAATCAGATGCCTAGACAAACATTCGTAAGAACGATCCACCCGAATACAGAAGCACTTTATAACGCGATTAACCGGACGGTACGGCTTAACAATTACCGGCAGGAAGACCTCGGTAAAGCGCTCGGAATTAAGCAGAACACGGTCAGCCATCACTTGAAACACCACAGTTTCGATCAGGATCAGATGAACGACCTACTTGATTTTTTGGATTTGGAGATTCGGGTATGCGAAAAGTGATGCTTTTTATTTTTGCCTTGATAGTTTGCATCGTATCGGTCGGTGCGGTGCGCCGGGAGCCACATCAAGAGTCAATCGACTGGCAGGCACAGGGCTTCCAGAAGATGCACGCGACAGCGTATTGCATGGGACACCACACAGCGAACGGAAGCGCGGTTCACGAAGGCGGATGCGCCTGCAACCCTCACCTTGGAGAGGTGGCGATCGTTTACACGACCAGCGGGCAATACCTAGGGCTCTACGAGTGTAATGACACCGGCTCGGCAAGCGGGCTGGTAAACGGAACGACCATAGATATTTACCGAAGCAACCTGACCAGGTGCGAGATGTTTATGAAAATCACCGAAGGAACGGTGTACGTCAAATGGGTGAAAGGAGACGGATGATGAGAATTTTGGGAAAGGGACTGATGTTTGTCGGAGTTTTGATTTTCTTTTTTGGAGCCGGTGGGATGGATAGCCCTTCATTGTTTGCCCCGATCGTGATGGTCTTGGTGGGCATGGGGCTGATTTACGCAGGGAACAAGATTGACGAGGAGTTTGTATGAGCGAAAAAACATGGGTGTTCCATTGCGACCAGCTGGAATTGAGCCAATGGGTGATGGGAAGAGACGTAAGTGAAGCGACGGTTATCGAATACCTTATAGCGCATTACCTCGACGATCTGGACAGCGTTTTTCCGCTGATAACGGATCCAGAGGATGAGAAGAACATAAAGGCGGATTTGATCTACGAGAGAAAACAAGATGAAAGGATGGGTTTTTAATGGCAGCGAACTATTTTGAAGAACTATGCAAGGTCAACGTAAACGAGAAGAAGGAACAGAAGAACAACCTCGATTACCTTTCATGGGCGTGGGCTTGGAAGGAAATCAAGCTCCGGCACCCGGACACCACGTACACGGTTTACGAAAACGCGGATGGCTGGAACTACCACACAGACGGTAGCACAGCATGGGTGAAGGTGGGCGTGACGGTCAACGGGATAGAACACATCGAGTACCTTCCGGTGATGAACTACAACAATAAATCGATCCCGCTTGGGAACATCACATCATTCGATGTCAATAAAGCGATCCAGCGAGCCACCGTAAAGGCCATAGCAAGACACGGAATCGGACTTTACATCTACGCCGGGGAAGACCTGCCCGAAGATGAGAAAGGCGCTTCTAGGGAGCCTACAGCAGAAGAGAAAGCAGCTCGAGAGGACGCGGAGAAGACCGAGAAGGTGAGAAAACAGATCATCCCGGAGAAGAAGGTAATAGGCCTTAAAGAACGAGCAGAGAACGACGGTGTAAGCATCATGAAGCTTTGTGAATACGCAGGTGTTTCCGATCTGGCAAAGCTCAACGAAGGACAGTTCTACGAAATCTGCAGCAAATGGACTAAAGAGGTGATCCCTAGATGCAAGGCCGAATAAAGGGTATCAGCGGACACATAGTGATGCTTGAGCTTGACGGATACATCGATCTGCCGGTTGACGAGCAAGTGGATGTTGACATCAAGAAGCACCGGGAGAAAAGGTCGAAATCAGCAAACGCCTACTTTCACACCTTATGCGACAAGCTCCGCAAGGCGCTGGGGATATCAATGGCAGCCTGCAAGAACCACTTAATCACCTCATACGGACAGGTTGAATACCTAGATGGATCGCCACTGACATATGGCACAAAAGCGCCAGCGGAGTACGTCAGGGAGCTTGCCGAAGTGCATATGCTTCTTTTCCGGGCAGAGGCGGATGGTTGGAATTGGTACCTGGTCTACCGGGGAAGCCACACCTACGACACAAGGGAAATGAGCATGCTTCTGGACGGAACGATTGAGGAATGCAAGCTGCAGGGAATTGAAACGATGACACCAGATGAGCTGGCGAGATTGGAGGGATATGAGAAGCAGGGTAGTAGATGATTGCAGATATTGCATCTGTTGCGGAAAGCCGGCGACGGTAATACACCACTTGATTATGGGATCATCAAACAGAAAAAAATCGGATGAGTACGGGCTTACGATACCATTATGTGCCGCGTGTCACAATATGAGCGAGAACTATACGGTTTGCCAAATACACGACAACCCAAGAGCCGAAGACCTATCAAAGATGCTCGGTCAGGCGATCTGGGAGAAGAACTATTACAAGGACTTATATTACCAGCTCAACCGGGACGAGGATGAAGCACGAGATCGGTTCCGGGAGCTTTTCGGACAATCATTTTTATAAACCTCCTATCTGAATAGGTTTATATCACGAAATTCCATAGCCCGCCCTGCTGGTCACAGGGTGGGCGGAAAGGAGCAGGGAAATGGAAAAAGAGACTACTTACAAGGAACTGATTTTGAAACACCTGAAACGGTACGGATCCATCACGGACGTAAAGGCGAGGGACATCATCGGAACAACAAGATGCTCCGAGTACATCCGCCAGCTGCGCGTGGAAGGCCACCGTATTGATACGGAGTGGAGAAAAGGCAGGAACAAGTACGGAAAAAAGACGAGATTCGGGGTGTACAGATATGTCGGTCAACAGTAAGAAGAAGGGCGCAAGATACGAGCGCGAGATTGCTGCTTTCCTATGCGAACACGGATACGACGCACGAAGGACAGTTCAGTATTGCGGCAGGGTAGAAGACAGCGCCGACGTGATCGGACTTCCGTATGTACACATCGAGTGCAAGCACTACGCAAACCGGGCATTTGATTACGACTGGCTGGATCAGGCCAGAAGGGATGCAAAGGACAAGATTCCGCTGGTGTTTCACCGAACTGACAACCACCGAAATCTTGTCACATTGGACGCAGATGACTTCATGACGATCTACCGGGAGTTTGAAGCGTCGATGGACTTAAGAACATTACCATTTTACGCGGAGGGAACCGATGAAGAATAGTTTTCTAATCATGGAGAGCTGGGCAAAGACGCTTATATGTGCTCCAACGGAGCAAGCTGGTAAATTGGTGCAGCTTCTCTGTAGATACAATGCCACCGGCGACGATTCCTGCGATGATCCAATGGTCAGTGCAGTGTTTGCCGGTTGGAAAGCCCAGATTGACGCAAACAATGAGGCATACGAGGCGAAGGTCGAAGGAGCAAGGAAGGCCAGAGAAAAGAAAAACAACAAGACGGAATCAGAGTTGATTGCGGTTGATATCAACGATAATCAAGAGGTCATCAAAGATGATATCAACGGTGATAATGATAATGTATATGATAATGATAAAGATAATAATATATATTACGTCGGGCAAACCCGACCACCGATCGAATCCGATGTTGATGACATCATCGAGTATCTGAATAAATCCACACACAAACATTTCCGGCTGGAGACAGAAGCATACCGCAAAGTGATCCGGGCAAGACTTAAGGACGGTTACACCATTGACGACTTTCGCAAGGTGATCGATTCCAGAGTGTTGCTTTGGGGAGACAGTGACCGCATGAGCGAGTATTTGCGACCGCAGACGCTGTTTACCGCAGCGCACTTTGATTCCTACCTAAACGAGGCGGATAAGCCCAAGGAGAAACCACCGAGCACCGGGGGAATGCAGCAGGACAACAAGTTCCAGCAATACGAACAGCGCACCGATTACGACTTTGACGCTTTGGAAAGGATGCTGACAGCAAATTGACACTTTACATTGCGGTAACACAAGACAAATACGAACTCCCGATAGGTGTTTACGACACCGTAAAGGAAATGGCAAGGAAGCAGGGCGTAAACGAGATGCGAATTTATAAGGCGATCTGGCGATACGAACATGGCCAGAGCGAACGGACACCGTTTCACAAAGTGATAGTGGAGGATGAAGCGTGATACGAGGGAAAGCAGTCAGAACATTAAGCGAGCACGATCGCATTAAAAAGGGGATCCGGAACAAGGCATTCATTCCTTGGGACGAGACCAAGGAAGCAATGAAGAACACAAGCGTACATTCCTGGTCGTTTTTCTACCACAAACCGTACCAGACGGACTGGCAGGAAGCGCATCAGGAAGCAGTTGAGAGAAAGTTGAGGTATAAAGCATGAGACCGTGTATTTATGATAACTATTCACCGTGTGAATGTTGCGGGAGATGTAAACCGATGCAAGATATTATCGCGGAGGGAATGGATAACGGAGAGATAGACGAGGACACATTCGCTTGCCACTATGAGGAGGAGGACGAATGAGTGCATATAGCGATTGGAAATGCGGAGCGATAAGTGACGAGGAATACAGAAGCGCTATGCGTAGAGAGTGTGAGGAACCGAGAGAGACACTTCCGTTCTACACAGATGATCCGGATGATCCGCACTGGCGTTGTGAGAACTGCGGGCATTGTAAATCATTCAACGCAAGAAAACCCGTAATCCATTTCAGTAACTACATTGATGATAAGGGGTATGTTCACAACAACCCGGACAGGCCCGTAAAGGAAAATCTGTCTGCAAGATGGAGCTTTAATGAAGAATACATACCGGGTAACATTTGCGAACTAACACACAATCAAGTGATGGATGATGATTATTGTGAGGACTTTGAGGAAAGGCAGTGAAAATAGGCTTAATTGACGTTGACGGGCACAATTATCCAAATCTACCACTAATGAAAATATCCGCATGGCATAAGTCACAAGGAGATCATGTTGAATGGTATGAGCCATTATTAAGCGGCCATTGTGACAAGGTTTATATGAGTAAAGTTTTTAGCTTTACACCAGACTATGAGTATTTCATAGATGCGGATGAAGTGATAAAGGGCGGAACCGGCTATGCAATACAACTAATAGATGGCCATGAGGTTTATCAAAAAGAAAAGGATAAACCGCTTCCGGAAGAAGTCGAGCATATCTATCCTGATTATTCATTATATCCGGAGGAAACAAAAGATACTGCGTATGGCTTTTTGACCAGGGGATGCCCGCGGGGATGTGGCTTTTGCCACGTGGCCAACAAAGAGGGTAAATGCTCGTACAAAGTTGCAGATTTATCAGAGTTTTGGAGGGGACAAAAGCATATTGTTTTATGTGATCCCAATATACTTGCCTGCCCGGATCATCTGGAATTATTGCAGCAGTTAGCGGACAGTGGCGCAAAAGTAAACTTTAATCAAGGCATTGACGTTCGTTTGGTAACAGATAGAAACCTTGAAATACTGAAAAATATAAAACTTGAAGGCATACATTTTGCGTTTGATCGTTGGCAAGATAAAGACATAGTTGAACCAAGATTGCGAATGTTCAAAGAAAAGACCGGGTATGACAGGAACAAGGGAAGGGTAATGGTCTATATTCTTATGAACTATGACACAACAATAGAGCAGGATATATACAGAATACAGTTATGCAGAGAACTAAACTTTTCTCCATACCCCATGATCTATGACAAGGAACATTGTGATCCGATTTATCGAAAGATACAAAGATGGTGTAACAACTTTATATTCTGGAAAACACCAACATTTGAAGAATACAGGAGGTAAAACATGACAGAACAGGAATACGCAAAGAAGATCAGAAAGTTATTAAAGTTTGAGGGAATAAAGATCAGTGATGCTGAAAGGATAGTAGGACTACACGTAGGCCATCTTTCAAGAATAATCAAGGGTAATGGCAGGCTGGGCCTTAACACTGCGGATGCGTTAGCTAAAGTTACTGGGTATTCAATGGCGGATATACTAACAAAAGATATCGTAGGCGACTACGAAAAAGCGCAGATCCGGAGTGAGCTTGAAGAACTGCAACGGCGTGAGACTGAACTGATGCGGAGGCTTGAGGAATAATGGGAGCAGAATTTGAAGTAGGCTCACTTGAGGAAATGTGCCGCCTGATGTGTGACAACTATGTTCCGAGAAGGAAACCGCATAAATGCGGAGAGTGTAAATGGCTGTCAAATAATCACTGCACGATAGGCTACGAATGCGTGAATCCTGGAAAGAGGTGGAGAACAAACACAGCCAAGTGGAAGTACAAGCACGCACCAGCTTGCAGAATGTTTGAGGTAAAAGAATGAACATTCCATACATACCCATAGACAGCGCTACACCGTTCAGAATCGAGCTTTTAGAGGACGGGACGGAGTATTTTCCAACAAGTGATGAATACAGGTATCTGAGCGCATTTAATACGGATGGCGGGTACATCCTGAAATGCTCAAAGGACTTGCAGACGTGGGAGACATGTATAGCTGCATTCATGGGAGACAAGCTGGTAGATCACCGAAAGGTAATCGAGATAATCAAACAAGCACAGGAGGGCGAAAATGAAGCTAACAACAGCGGAAGCGATAGCGGAGCTACAGAAGGTTGACACACTTGATATGCCAGCAAGACTATGTGAAGCGCATTATATGGCGATTGAAGCACTCAAGGATGAGGATGACGCAGAAGAACTGACCGTCAATGAAGCGATTGAATACATTGAGCAGATGATTGAATGGGGTGATCCGTATGAGGTTCACATTGATGCTTGTAAAATGGCGCTTGAAGCGCTTAAACAAACAGCTATTCGCTGTAAAGATTGCAAGTATTTTGAATACGATCACGTTGAGAACATAGCTGGAATACCGCTTATAGTAGCGCACGAAATCTGTTCAAAGTGGGGTGACGGATGCAAGACAAAAGAGGACGGGTATTGTTACTTGTTTGAGCCACAGGAAAGTGAGGGAACAGATGGATAAAGAGTGGGAAGTTGAAGCGAGTATAGAAATAAAAACATCAGTTTGGTGTGAAACAAAGGAAGAAGCCGAAAGAATGGCTAATGATTATTTAACACAATTATGCCAAGGCTTATATCCTGATTGTTGTTCTAATAGCTATGAGATAGATGACATATACAGTTGCACAGAGGATTGAGCCACAGGAAAGTGAGGAAGTATGAAACCGACCGAAAAACAAATTGAATATGCTCAATACCTTGCACAGAGAATGTGTCAAGATTTACCTAAAGAGTTTACTAAACAGACATATTCAGAGTTTATATCCAAGTGGAAGCCTGCCGTTTTAGAAGAAGATAAGGCTATGAATGAACCAAATGAATGGCAGATGCAGTATATGTAATGCAGAAAGTGAGGATAAGGAATGACACCATATATCAAGGATTTACAATCGGGAAACATCAGACCATACGGAAGTAATCATCACGATAGTTTGATGATAAGCCAAGACGGAACATATCTGACTTATGAGCATTTACAATGCGGTGATGGTTCAATAGCAGGAGATAAAGAGAATAGCGGTTTTGTGTTCTGTGATGATGAGGGGCATACACCCGAAGAAGATGAAATACTATGCAAATATGGCGCAGATGCTTATTTCAATATAGGTGGTTGGGAAAATCCGATTGATGTGCTTGACAAGATAAGAGCCGAGATAGCAGACCTTGATGATGCTGATTATGACTACGAGGGATATTACAAGGCGGTAACAGATGCCGTGAAGATTATCGACAAGTATAGGAGTGAGGAAGAATGAAACTATCGATCATAGTTCCGTGTTATAACGCCGAGCCTTATTTGAGCATGCTGCTTGATTGCCTAGCTCCCCAGATCACTGACGAGGTGGAAGTGATATTAATCGACGATGGTTCGAGAGTACCTGTTGAGACGGATTACATGTGGGCAAGAGTACTCCGGCAGGAGAACAGAGGTGCTTCCGCAGCTCGAAACGCAGGTCTGGATAATGCCACCGGAGACTATATCGCTTTTATCGATGCAGACGATCTGGTATCAGACAAATACGTCGAGACCATACTTGCCAAGGTCGATGAAGGCTTTGATTACTTGTATATGTCTTGGAAAACGCTCCCGGGCGGCTGGCAATGCGATGTGAAACTCAATTCAGTCAACGACACATTCCCGCCATATAACTTGTGCGTATGGAACCGCGTATACAAGCGGTCGAAGATCGGGAAGGTAAGGTTTAACACCAAAAAGAAAATAGCCGAGGATGCACAGTTCATCCGTGAGGTCAAAGAGACCGGGAAAAAGGCGTTCATACCTGACTACATGTATTTTTACCGCTCCGCCACTCCCGAGTCATTAACAAAGAGATTTGGAGAGGGGAAAGTTGATACCAGGAGAGTAATATACAACATCCCGCACCTCACAAAAGACCTCTCACTACTCGAAGAGGTGAAAAAGCTGGATAAAGAGGCAGAAGTCATTATTATGACCGAGCATTGCGAGATGCCCGAGATCAAAAAGTACGCTATGGTGATCCGGCCTACAGCGATAAAGGGAACCGAGCTACGAGGTGAACCAACCGGCCTTTATACGCAAATAAACCCCGTAATACGGGCAGATGTTGTGGTCTGGACTTCAATAACGCAGAAGATAGGCGGCATTGAAACGTGGATATATAACTTCTGCATATCCATGAGCAAGTATTACGACATCGTGGTCTTGTACGACAGTATGGACGATACTCAAATTGATCGCTTGGCACCTTACGCCAGAGTAATCAAGAGGGGGGAAGAGATACTCTGCGATACCTTAATAGTATCTCGAATTACTGACAAAACACCTAAAAATGTAACCTTCACTCGAAAAGTCCAGATGGTTCATGCGTGCAAGATGCTTGATAGATGGACGGTGCCGCAAGACGGTGACCTGGTCGTCGGAGTGTCAAAGGTGGTAATGGATAGCTTTGAACAGGAAGGCGAGGTTATCCATAATCTGGTCAACCCGCCGGAAAAAGGCAACATTCTCCTGCTGGTATCGGCCACAAGGCTTGGAACATTCGAAAAAGGCAAGAAGAGAATGGCACAAATGGCGGAGCAGATGCGCATAGCGGGCATTAAGTTTATCTGGTTATGCTTTTCCGATGTGGATCCGGGATGCGAACTGATTACTTGGATGCAACCGCGACTGGATATAACAGCATTCATAAAAAGGGCTGATTATCTTGTCCAGTTGTCCGATGCTGAAGGTTTTGGATATTCAGTAGTCGAAGCTCTAAACATGAAAACGCCAGTAATCGCGACACCTCTCGAGGTATTGCAAGAGCTAGGATTCGAGGATGCCAAACATGGATATACAGTACCGTTTAATGGCGATATGAATGTTGAGCGGTTCCGGAAGATCCCGAAAGTCGACTACAAATACGACAACGATGCAATTATTCAAAAATGGATAGCGATTCTGGGAGAAGGACACCCGACATACAAACCCAAACTTAAGAAAATGCTCATAACCGCGACTTTCAGAGATTCCGACACCGGAAGAACATACAAAATTGGGGAGATGGTATATATGTCGGAGATATTATCGAAAAAGGCGCTGGAAGCCGGCTTTGTGAAGGAGGTCAACAATGGCTAAATGGATAGAAAAGGGTGAAAGCCTTGTTATTAACTTAAATATGGCGGCAATGCAATACGAAACACTCGGATATGCGCATAGAAAAGAGCTGAAACTGCAATGCAGCGCCTGCAGGCACCTAACAATGGTTGATTCAAACATTTACTATGGCTTTTGCCCGCATTGTGGGGCGGAAATGGAGACGAACTATGACAGGTGAGGAATACATGGAAAGACTGCGGATAGTGCGAAGGGATATCCGGTTATTGATGGAGCAGATCGCACGTGACACCGTATTAGCCCAAGGTGTGACAGCGATACGCTATGATGCGGATCGAGTGCAAACATCACCCGTGGCAGACCGCATGGCAGATATAGTAGCTCGCATTACTGAAAAGACAGATACGCTATATGACCGAGTTACTCTCCTGCAGGGGCTAGAGGAAGAAGCGAGGAAAAAACTACTCTGTTTAGAGGTGGAGCATGAGCGGGTGTTAGTATACCGATACTTCGATGAGATGACGTGGGCGGATATCGCAACCCAGATGGACTACTCCGAGAAGCACGTGTTTAAACTCCATACAAAGGCTCTTACAGAGCTGGATCCGCTTGTTGAGGACACCAATAACACCAAAATAGAATACTAAATCGTACTAAATGATACTAAATGATACCAAATCGTACCTTTTAAGTGTGGTATGATGTATGAGTAGAGATCATAAATAGTACCTGCCCCCAAATACATCCTAGATAGAGGCGCTCCCGAATAGACCGGGGGCGCTTTGTTATGCCCCGGGGGATATAAAAAGACGGAGGGCTAATGAGCAACCCTAGGTATAAGAACGGTAACCTACGCCGCAAGCACCGAGCACGCTTCAAAGCCATGAACGCTCCTTGCGGGATATGCAACGGACGCTTCGGTGAGATCCACTACGACGAACCAAGCGATGCACAACATCCTCTGTCATTCGTCATAGATGAGATCAAACCTATTTCCAAGTACAAAGAGTATGGTTATTCAAGCCGGGAGGAAGCAGCACAAGACTGGAGTAACTTACAAGCAGCTCATTATTGTTGCAACGCTGCCAAGTCCGACCGTCCTGCTCCGGTATTAAAGCAAAGGATAAGCTCAAAAACTATAGCGAGTAAGGCATGGTGACACGGTGACCAGGGGGAGGGAACCCGCCCTCGCCTGCTGGCTCCCCCCACGCCGCAAGC